TCCATATCATTTAAGTTTGGTCCAACTTCAACACCAATCGTTTCAAACATTCTAACAGTAATGTCATATATTCTTTTGGTTTTACCTTGTGATGTTCCATTCTGTGAACCAGCATTTAATCTCATAGTTTGCAGTAAAGATGTATAAGCTAAACCAACTTTTACATTTAATGCAGAACGATCTAAAGTTATACTACCAGAGCTGACAGTTTTGTCTGGATGTGATGCACCATCTGCAAGTATAGAAACAGTTTGTCCTTCAAGATGATCTAATCCTGATATAGTACTTGCAGCACTACCGCTATAACTTAACTGACTATCTAAAAAATTAAATGATGTATTATCTGTTTGATCAAAATCAAATACATTTAAAACTTCTACAAATCTTCTAGTTGCACCATTGATTGTTCTTTTAACAATTACATAAACTTCATATTCTGTATCGTCTGTTGGGATCACAGCAACACTTTCACATACTGCTTTACCTTCATTAGTTTTTGCTAATCTAACAGAATCATCTAAAGATGTTACAGTTAAAAATCCTGTAGACAATGGTGATGTCTCTGTAATCGTAACTACATTACTACTAACTGTTGCTGTAAAATCAGAGTCAGCATCTATTAATGTTTTTAAATTTGTTGCAGTTTGATTGTTACTTGTTGTAGTGTGAAACTTACCAGATGTAGAAGATGTAGCAGAAGTAAAAGTTGTAGTTGTGCCATCTGCTTTTGTTAAAACTATTCTTGTGCCATCTGCTATGTTTGCAAAATCAGTTACTGTTATTGTTGCATTGCCAAATCTACCACCAAAGATATGTCTGTGCCAAGCAGTTACTTGTTGTTCCCTTTGATAAGTTAATGCTACTAACTCACCATCATTTCTTGTAGCATAAACAATTTGATTAGGTTCTTGTTGATATGCAATTTGTGTTAAACCACCTTCACTAATATGTTCAGCAAGGATAGTCATATCAGGTGCTATATAACCATCTACGTCAAAATTATATGCTAGTTCTCTTATCTTTCTTTTTGCACGTTGTAAAAATAATGTTGCGTTACCTACAGCTATAGCATCTACATTTGCTGATCCATGGTTTGATTGTTTTTTAATTAATATGTTTGTTGGTGTAATAGCAGAATCTGTACCACCCCCTGATACAGTAAATTCACCACCTGCTGTACCAATAATTAAAGTTCTAGTTGCTGTCATAAATCTAATCGCATTAACTTGGTTTGATGCGATTGTATAAATGATTGCATCATCATCTGCTACAGTACCACCAATGTTTGCATCCATGTTTTCGTAATCACCTGATCTTGAAAAAAATATTGTTTGTGGTTGTTCAGTTGTTCCTGCAAATACTAATCGTTGTTCAAAAAAGGTTACGCAAGAAGGATGACCTGTAGTGTCAGAGAAAGCTCCTAGTCGCCAATCTGCTGTAGCTGTTGAGGCACTTAATGTTGTTAAAATTTCTATCGTTGCGTTTGTTGTATCTGTAACAGCAGTTATTTTTGCATAACCACCATGAAGAAAAACAAATCTACCAACATCTGTTGATTGAAATCCTGATCCGCCATTAATACCTGTAGTAGCAGAAGCTGCTAATGAAACTCCTGTTCCTACTGCTGTAGCTCCAGGATTCAAAGTTGTATCAGTTGTGTTTGCATCTTGCATTGGTCCTTTAGTAAAGTCTACATCTGTTAGTGTCCAAGATGTATGACCAGTACGAGATAGTTTTTCTACTTCGTGTGAGGGATGTGTAATGTACATAACGTCAGCACTTTGTGCAAATTTTAAATCAAAAAGTTGTGCAGTAGTGTAAGGTGTCGCTAGTTCAAAAACTTTATTAGATACACCACCAGAACTATAAGCGGTAAATCCTGTGCTATTTATATCAACACCATCTTTATCTTGCAGTTCAAATGTATTAGTAGTTTTATCTGCAACTAAAAATCTTTTATTATTAACCTCTGTCATACCAGAGACACCACTAATTAACACTTCATCTCCATTAGAATAGCCATGTGAACTAGCTGTTACTACAGCAGGATTAGCTTGTGTAATTCCTGTTATAGTTTTATCTCCTTCTAGTACAGCACCTTTATCTTTATACACTCTCATTTTTAAATTTGAAAACTCAAGCATATAAGTTTGTGTTGTTGAAAATTCAAAAGGTATTAATCTTGTTTTATTATCACTATCAGCTACTTCAGCTATAAATGTAGAACCTGGTCTACGAGCTGCTGATCCATGTGGATAGACAACTAAATTTTCTAATGTCGAACACCCTGATGAATATTTAGTTAAATCAGTTCTACCATCTAATCTAGGTGATAGTTCACCACCTGTAAAAT